GTGTATCCTGAGAAGTGTATAACTTGTGGCAAGGGAATCATTAACCATTCTTATTGTTAGAAAATAAATAGGAGAAAAAGGAGGAAAGAAAAGATGATAAAAAAATGTAAAGAAAAAGATTGTAATATAATATATGAAACAACATGGCAAGACCCTATTAATAAAAAGACAGAGAATAAGATTATAAAAGACTATATATATAAAATTATAATGAAAGAAAAAATAAAGAATGAAGGTAAGTTTGGAGTAGGTAGAACTATTATACAATTTCTACAACAAGAAGCAGATAAACTATCAAGTTAGGAGGTACATATAATGAAGGTATACGAAGTACGTATCCCAGAAATTCATGAAGCAGTCATGCATGTTGAAGCAAATGATGAATTAGATGCAATAGAACGTATTCTCGGTGGTGAAGGATGGGAAATAGAATGTTTTTATACTCATAATGAAATAGATGGTAATAGTCTAAGTGCCACACTTGTTGAGAACGATGGCTGACTTTAGATGGAAAGACTGCCCTGTAGTAATTCCTTATTATGGTGGAAAGTTTGAACTCAGCAGGAAATTAGTCCCAATGCTTTGGGATAATCATAATAGATATATAGAAATGTTTTTTGGTGGTGGTAGTATGTTTTTTCGTAAAAGAAAATCAAAGTTTAATGTTTTAAATGATTTACATAACGATTTAATAAACTTATATATTACAATAATAGATAATTATGATGAGTTTTATAAAGAATCAGAAAACTTGTTAAAGTCAAGAACTCTGTTTGATAACTTTAAAAATGAAATAAAAACTATTGAATATATAGATATACCTGATCCTTTAAGAGCTGCTAAATATTATTATGTAATAAAGAATGCATTTAATCATACTGTATTTAATGCAATATCCAAAGAACAAGAATGGCACAAAGAAATGCTTGAAGACTTAAAGATTTCTAGAAAAATACTAGAAAATACAATGATAGAAAACTTAGACTTTCGTACATTACTAGAGAAGTATCCTCCTAAAGAAGATGATATGTGGTATCTCGATCCACCATATATAGTTGCAGGAGAAAGAGGAGATTACTATTTCCACTCTTTAAACATGGATGACCATAAAGCACTACGTGACATATGTAACGAAATACACGCAAATAAGGGCAAATTCATGGTTTCTTACGACAATCGTGAAGAAGTTCGAGAGTTATATAGGGATTACAAGATAACAGAGATACCAATCATATATGCTGGACAGTTGCACAAGAGAGACATGAAGATAGAGCTTGTAATTACAAACTACGAACCACAGAGAATGCAAGAATCTCTGTTTGATTAGGAGACTAAGAATGGGTAATAAAATGATGGAAGCTCTACCCCGTAATGAAGAAGCAGAAGTAGCAGTACTTGGTGCTATTTTAATAGAAGGTGGAGAGATATATGAAAAAGCTAAATCTTGGATAAAAGAAACAAATGCATTTTATACAAGAAGACATAAAGCAGTATGGAACGCAATAGGGAAATTATATAAAGAAAATATACCAATAGATACAGTAACAATTTATACGGAATTAAAAGATAAATACGATGAATCATATTTAGATTCTTATTACCTTACTGGATTAGCAGATGGAGTACCAACTACTGCAAATGTTGAATATTATGCTAAAAGTATTTGGTATAAATATATTCAAAGATTAACAGTAGAAAGTGCGCAGAAACTATATACACTAAGTATTAATGATAAAGAAGATGTTATAGAAATACTACATCAACATGAAAAACTAATAGCAGAACTCAAAGAATCTGCTCCAAGCTCAAAAGTAGAAACAGAAGATGTTATAAATAATACGATTGAAACATTAAAGACTGGAAGTAATCTAATTCCATATGGTATTGAACAATTAGATAACGCAGCTGGTGGAATGACAAGAAGTGAAGTTACAGTTATTGGTGGAAGACCTGGACATGGTAAAACAACCCTTGTAATTAATATTGTGAAAAGATTATTAGAACAAGGTTACACTGTAATGCTTTTTAACAGAGAAATGACAAATATAGAAATGATGAAAAAAATATTAGTAATGGAATTTCAGGAATTTAGTTATGAGAAAATAAGAAAAGCAAAAAATATAGATAAAGAAATAGCTCAAATATCATTAAAGAAAGAAGAACTTGGAGAAAAATATAAAAACTTAATTATGCATGATAGTTGTAAAACATTAGCAGATGCGATGAAAGAAATAAGTAGAGAGAAACCAGATGTTATATTAGATGATTATATACAACTAATAAGAGTAGAAAAGGAAGTACAAAAAGATAGACGTTTTGAAATTGAAGATATAATGTTAGATTATAAATGGATATGCAAGAAGATCAATTGTAGTGCAATATTAGTATCACAATTAAATAGAGAGATAGAAAGAAGATTAGACCCAAGACCAAAACTATCAGACTTTGCAGAAAGTGGAGTCATTGAACAAACAGCAGAAGCTGCGTTCTTTGTCTATTATCCTTATGCAGTTGACGATAGAGATAATGATCCATATGAACTAGAAATAATATGTCAGAAAGCGAGATATGGTTCTCTAGGTAGTTATAGCCTGGGATTTAATGGTGATAAATGTAGTGTATACTTTGATAGAACAGAGGCAATAAAAATAATGAGTCAATATACATAATGAGAGATGGTCTCCAGCAAATCACACAGCTGTCTTGGCTGTAAATATTATAGTAAAGACAGTTGTATGTGGTTTGTAATTAAAAGAAATCACAGATACCCAAAGCTAATACCTTGCAAGGTTATTGATACTGGATGTAAATATCAACTACCTGTAGAAGGATATAATGGAAAGCATAAAAGTATTGTTTCTAAATTAGTAGAATTATTTAATGGAGAATTTATATGCTAACAATAACTGTTGATCCAGGATGGAATGGAGCTGTAGCTTTATTTGAAAATAATAAATTATTATATACAGAAAAATGCCCTGATAATAGAAGTGAATTAAAGATGGCAGATATAATAAGACACATGGTAAATAAATCACATATTATATATGGTCACAATATTGAAGCATACATTGAAAAGGTGTGGTCACGCCCATATGAAAGAGGAGCATTCAGTTTTGGTAAAAACTTTGGAATATGGTTGGGAATATTAGCTTCAAATAATTTAAAAGTTCATCAGATAACACCTCAAGCTTGGCAAAAAGTAGTAGGTGTTAGGATACCTAAAGAATATAGTAAACGTAAGAAATACTTTAAAAGAAGGGCACAGAAATGGGCAGGAAAAAAACATAAAGTTACCCTTGCTGACGCTGATGCTATTTGTTTAGGAATGTATGTTATCGAAGGGAGAAAAGACGATGCTAAAATGGACTAAAGAACAAAGAAAACTAATATTCTTACTGAGGAAAAGATTAAAAATAACAGAAATACAAATCAAACAAATGGAAGATATTCTTAATGCATATGGAGCCCCACGTGATGGAGAATTAGACGAGGAATTTGAATTAAGTAAAGAATATAGAGAAAACTACAAAGATTGGACTACGTCCTAAGTAGGTCAAGGGAACGAAGAACGGCCTCATCACTAGTTGGTGAGGCTTTTCTTTTGGGTCTTTTTGCTTCTGCAATACCCAATGTTTCTCTTTGTTTACGAACTTCCTTAGTCGGAAATAATCCTAATTCACCTTGTATAAGTGTTCCAATCTGTGCCCCACTTCTCCATTTAGGAATAGTAGTATAAAGAGTACGAGCCATTTGAACATTAAGAGTTCTTACCAGTTCTCTCATTTTATCGCTACCACTTAAATCTGCCATATCCTGATAGCCCATTAAGTATGCTAAAAATCCATCTTCATCCATTTCATACAAACCAGTAAGATTACCCACTGTAGTCATATCAGCTATGAATGGACCACCAATACTACCTAATACAACTCCTTTGCCATGAAAGGCACGTTTTTGTGCTTCAGGATCATCCGATTGTACTGCATCATGATAACTTGCTATTCTCTCTAATGTATCATTTTGAATAAGATTACCAATATCTGCATTTAACATAGGTGAGAATAAACCATAAATTGTAGAATACAATAATCCTAATCTATACATTCTCCAGGCCGCGTCCCCATTCCATTGAGATGAAAAAACATCGTCTTTACCATCTCTTATTATTTTTCTCTGAAGATTATAGAAGTTAATCCCATAGTGTTGGAACTGACCAAGAACACTACCTACTTTTGTTGTAAGAACTTTTGATTTAGCAGTCATCGCATAATCAAAATGTAAATCCTTAACAGCAGCGTTCCCTGACCTATTTGCTCTTAATCTCCGAAACTCTTCAAACCGTCTTTCATATTCATTTGAATCACCCTTCTTAAATATTGTTGCCTCAATTTCTTTAAGACCTTCTAATGTTTGTCCTTTTCCTTCACGCTTTAACTTACGTGTTTCTGCCCTATCAAATTTCTTATATAATCCACCAAGCCTATTCTGATCCCCCTTCCATTGAAGTGCATATCCCAGTTGATAAGTATACCTTCGATTTATTTGGTTTTCCACCCACTGCATAGGTCTCCCAAGTTTTGCGGCTATCTTAGTCATTTTATCAACCAAGTGGTCACTCACACTAAGATCAAGTTTTTCTTGATAAGTTCTTGTTGACTCATTATAACCAACTTTTGGTGCAAAATCCTCAAAATAGATTTCTTGTATTTGTGGAAACAAAATACCATTATCAGAAAGACCAGCATCTACTCTTTGTTTCATATCCTGATTTTTCATCATCAGCCCAACTTCTGACATACCCTTCTTTCCAAACCATACCCAGTTAAGTAAGCTCTGAGTAGCGTTCCTAGCAGCACCTCTTATGTTTAATCCTAGCTTACTAACAAATTGCCATGCAGTAATAGCTCTGGTAAAATTAGCTGCTGAGCTGTCACTTTGAGTCTTTTCTCCAGTTATCATAGAATAGGTATCAGACATCAGTCCCTGCATAGCTGTAATCTTCGCATCTAGAGGTCCACTACCATCGTTACGCATTATTGCTTCTAAATCCTTAATAGCTTCTATATATCTATTAGTATTATATGCAACAAAATTAAATCTAGTGGCACTCCTAGCAAATGAGTCCATAATTGGAATAACATTATAACTAATTCGATCATTCGTATCTGAAGTTTCTTTTAGATGCCTATTAGTATATATATTTTTATTCAATACATTTTCTAACTCACTTACAATACCAGCTCCTTTATTAAAATCAGCTTCACCCTTACCATGAAATAAAAACTTAGTTGCTTCTGCCAATGATGGCATTACATCAAGAGCCAATACAGGGAAATACCCATCTTTTTGAAGTTCACCACTTTCGTAGCGTTTAATAATAGAATCTAAAACATTTAGCGTAGGTTCATATTTTGTGAAATCACTCAGTCGGTTTGAAGCACTCTTTAATCCATTTCGATAGTGATATAATCCCTGTATCATCATTTTCTGTCCATGTGGTTGAATCTTTTCTCTCCAAATAGCAGCGGCAGCAACTACAGGTCCACCAGTTTTTTTCAAATTAGCCCAATCTGCTTTAGTCGCAGATGCAAGAGTATGGAAATCAGCAAATATTTGACCCTCTCCTTCTTTTAAGAAACTAACTATCTTATCTGTATACATTTGGTCTGCTTCAATATACTTTCCTGCTCTTTTGAGTTTATTATATTGTTTATACAAAGCTTCTATCTTCTTTTGTGCTTTTGGCTTGGCTTTCGCAGAAAATCTTTCAAGAAAAGGTTTTGATCCCTCTTTGTAAGAAGCTTCTCTTAGTAATGTATATATATCTCTTAATTGAGAATTGAAATACTCTGTATTCCCTTTATAATCACTAGCAGCTGCAGTAACACTTTCAAACCACTTTTTAGTAGAAGGCATATCACCATAAAGCTCATCAGGAAGATAAAGAGCTTTTGCTAACCCTCCACGTGTTTTAGATAATTTTTTAACATCCCTATCCATTATCTTTCTCATAATTTTAAGTTGCTCAGCTCTTGGTATTCCATCTTCAGGAATCTCTCCCCTTGTAGCTGTATAAACCATTGTTTTCCAAAAACCAATACTCTGATTACCAAGTTGTCGAACCGCTGGTATCTTCCAAAACTCTTCTGCTAACTTAATATAAGCATCATGTTCTTTTCCTTGTTGCTCATCTACTGGAATACATACAGTCTTAGCCATTATATACATGCCTCCTTCGCTGCTTTAACTTGATCTTTTACAAAATCTACTGGAGTCCTTGATTCTCTACCTTCAGAAAGATTCATAGCTGATTCATATTCCTCAAATACTTCTCCTATCACACTTCTCTCTCCTTTTGTGCTAATATATACCCCTGCTCCCATATCATGTGCTTTTTGAACTCCTCCCATATATCCATTAAGAGGATAATGATACCCACCATATTTACTCATAGCTGTTACAGCGGAATGAGAAATATTTAACTGTTGTTCATTATTTATTATATCTCTTATAAGACCAGTCCCAAAAGCTAAGTGTAATTTTTCATATTCATCCAACCTAGCAAAATCTTTTCCATATAATATTTTCGCATGGGTTGTTACAGCCCCAAGAAACATATCCCGTGAATGCCCCTTAGAATATTCAAATGGGTCTAAATAAAATGTTCCTGCTAAATCATTCTCACTTATAGGTCTAAACTTTCCATTATAAAGAGATGTATCGCTTCCACTAAATCTAAGTAATGCTTTTGAATATGCGCTTGCTACCGTATTGGTAACATGCTGAGCAATATCTTTAGGGTTTCTTGTTTTATTCCATCTTAATCCAAGATTAACAAATTTATGGTATCTTCTATGCTCTGGTAGTGGAAATATCATCCCCCTGAATGTACCAAACCCAGTAATATCTACATTGGGAGTCATTAGCCTAGCCAACATAACATTCCTCATCTGAGGGCTTCCACCAGTATAATTTTCAGCTATTATATCAATCCTTTCCAGGAACTCACTATATATCATATCTTCATTTACCCATCTACCCTCATTGGAATTTTTACTCACCCACGACTGAGCAAAATCTTTTCTTAACATAGCCACAGCTCTATTCATTTCTTCATATTGGGTACCTGTTAACCCGAGGTCTGCTTCATTTCTGTAAGCAAAATTCCCCATAGCCTCATTAACAGCAACAGCAGATATAACATCAGTATCTCTCACTGTTTGTATGGGAATACCATGCTCTTTCATAGATGCTTTAGCATTCCTTGTCACTTCTTCTTCAGTCCATTCCTGCTTAGTTTCCCTTTTTCTTTTCTTTAGTTTCCATCTCTCTTTTGTCTTCCAACGATCCAATATCCTCCCTCTAAGACGTTTATATCGTTTATCGTTTACTAATCTCTCAGAAACTCTACTAGTCGCCTTATCTCTAGCCTCCTTTAGCTTTTTTATCCTATCACTATAATACTGTCTAGAACTAGGATTTGAAAAGTTACTTCTAAGTTTATATAGCGATTCTATCCTTTCATTTATCTTATTTGCTATTGCAGATAATTTCACTGCGTCTGCTACATCATCTGCCAACTTTCTATATGCATCTCCAACAGCTTCAGTTTCAGTAAGAGTACTTATCTCATCTGCAAAGTTATTAGACTTATCAATTCTTGTCTCAGTGAAATCAAGTCCAACATCGTTTATATGCATAAGCCTAGCCATCAACCTATCGTATGGAAGTAGATTTTGTTCATTACGAAGTTTTGTAGATTTCTTGCTATTAAATAATCTTGCCTCTGAGTTAAATCCATTATATACAGTCTTGCGTTCAAAATCCATCTGCTTCTTTATCTGGTCAGCTTCTGCTTTATCCATATATAAGAACGCATTTTCTTCTGCCTTTCTCATAGCCTCATCAAACTCTCTTATACCAGAAATCATATCATCCCATCCAACTTTCTTCCCTTTTCCACTTTCATATATTTTATTTGATAGCGACATCAAGTCTCTATATGGCCTGGTTATATTACTTATTATTTGACGTTCTCCTGTCCCCAGTATACCATCTTGCCCAGTAAGAACCGTAAATTCTCCAGTCTTATCCGTAAATTTCGCTACCTTGAATAAGCCGTGGGTCGGATGGAATAATATGTCAGCCATAATTGTATTATAATCTTTTAGTAAAGACATATCAAATCCATTAGGAGCATCCAAAGCTGTCTGATTTAAATTTGCTATACGTTGATGCGTTTCATTTATATCTCCACGAAGTATTGCAAATCTATTTTTACCAACTTGAAACTTCGGCCCGTCTGTTTTCTCCCCACCAAAAGAAGGAGAATTATAATGTGAAAGCCATTGAACAACTCTCTGAGCATTCATTATAGTACCAACAGCATACTTAGCCTGTTGCATTCTTTCTGCGTAAATAGTTCTATCCCTTTGACTCCCGAACTTCAATCCAGCGTAAGAAGCATTCTCTCCAGGTTTTATTGGAATAGAATCTCTGACAGTCCCTCTTCCACTTATATATTCTCTCATCACACTTTCAGGAACATCCCACCAGAAATTAGCAGTATCAATATCATAATCTCCTTCCAATGCTCTTTTAACATCACCAGAATTAACAACTGTTACATTCCCTTCTACTTCACCTCTGAATCCTTTAAGACCTAACACAAGTATACTATCAGGCTTTGTATGAGGGTTTCTTTCTACAACTATTGCAACCTGATAATCACCTTTTAATTTCGTTGCCCAGTCATACAACTGACCAAGATTGCGAATGCTTTTATCCCATCCCCTCATTCCTTTAACATCATATACAACCTCATCCTTTTTGTTGCCATGTCGATTGATTAGCCTAACATTACTAGGGTCTATCTCTTTTTCTCTATTACTAAATCCAATCTCAACCTCTCCATGATTCCATGTATTTCCCTCGCTATCAAGCAAAGTATGTTTAAGTCTATCAGCTCCTCCTAATATTTCCAAACTAGTTTCTGCCCTAACCTCTGTAATTTTATTACCTACATGATACTTTACTACATTCCCTTTCGCATCATACCAAACCTCAACTGGAAGAGTACCTTTTTTGGGAATCTTTGAAGCATAATTAAATGTCTTCCCTCCTAATTGACTCCCAACAAACATCCCTGTCTCACCCATTTGTATTGAAGCTGGGAGTTCTTTCTTAGTTTTTTTATCCCAAAACCATGTCTGTAATGCGCCAAACGGTCTTTCAAATACCCCCCTAACATTTCTCTCACTCATATATACAGTCTTACTTGATGTCTCCTTTAATCCAGAGTCCCCTGGATGTTGGGGTCTCGCAGCTTTTGTTCGTGTAGTTTGCCCTCCCTCCTCTACGACATAAGTGCTTCCCAGTTTAGTTGTAAATCCTTTTATCCTTGCTCCTTTTATAGGAACTTCCTGAATCTTCAAACCTATATCTGGAGCTAAGACACCCTGACCACCATTTACTTTTAACCTTATAATATTGTCAACGTACTTCTTCTTTAATCGATTAGCCCAATTACGTCTAAATATATGAGGAAGACCACGAGCTTCTGCCCACATATCTTCAACACCAAGTTGATTTGTTGATACATCAATATCTGAATTAAGCTCTCCTATTGCTGACCTAACTTGATGTCTAAACTCAGCTATAATATTATGATAATTATCTGGATTTTTTAGCCTCCTCATCGCACCCTGAGACCTAGTAAGTTCCTGGTTGATATAATAATCAAAGAAATCACTCATGCCCTGTGATGATTTCATATGAGCTGTATGATTGGGTGGAAGGGTAGCCTTATCTTTATCTCCTTTTATACTTATTAATTTCACATCCTCAGGCATTACAGTACGCTTATATTTAGTACCAATATTTACAAGGTCAGCTAAACTAGAAATTTCTAATACATTATATCCTTCACCATAATTCTCACCTACCTTCTTTGATGCTGATGTAAAAGTTATAAATCCAACATCCTTATTTCTATTGAATATCTCTTGTATCTTTTCATTTTTAACAAAAGAAGTTTTTTCTACAATAAAAGTTTTCTTACCATCATACTTCAATACAATTGGCTTTATACCACCAATCTCATTACCATCAGTTGCCCCAAATAAAAATGATAATGCTCTAAATAAATTAGGGTCAACAAAAGTAACGCTATCCACTTCACTGGAATCACCAGCTGCCTCGATAGCTTCTTTAACTATAGTCTCTTCCTTTTCTAAACGCAACCTATCTGTTGGATTTAAATCTCCCCTATCTAGAATATTTCTATACTGTCTCAGTTGTTCATGCATAACAGAGAAAAGCCCATCAATACCACCAGCTATTTCATCCCTAACTACTACCTCATTTATTTTCCCTTCTCCATATTCTTGCAATTTATTTGCAACAATATCAGCGCCATCAAAATTAAGACTCTTATCTCTTATTAACTGAGAAAATTGTTTAACTATATCACTAGTTAAACTATTAGCACTAAGATTATTAAAGAGAGGGGCACGCTTCAATATATTAGCCATATCCTTACCTTCTGCTTCACGAAGTCCAGGATTCTCTCCATCTATCCACCATCTATGACCAAGAATCTTACCAATAGTAAGATCATCCATAATCTTACCTACTTTTTCAGTATAAAGCTCAGCTGCTGATGGCATCCCCATAGTATATTCACCAGTCTCTGTATTATGTGTTATCTTATTATCTTTTATAATTTCTGCAACAGCTCCCTTATCCAATACTTTATCCACTACTAGTTCTTCTAAGTATTCAACATAACTCTTTGCAATTTTACCCATAGTCTCAGGATTTCTCTCAATGCCATATGCCCAGTTAGAACCACCAAATCTATAAAGTACATAAGGAATATTTGTATCCCCCGTCATTAGCTTCTGATTTTCAAAAGCAGTCCCACCAAATATCTCATGTCTTACAGCATAATCCCCTTTAAACATTCGTTCTACTGCAGAATCATAAAAAGTTTCATTCGATAGGTTGACAAGTTTCCCATCCCTTCCGATCCCCTCAGACTCTACCATTACTATATTAGCAAACCTACCACCAACATGCTCTTCTCCAATAGCTTCACCAATTAATCCCATAGCAGTAGATTCTTTTACAGTACCATCTGACCATGTTCCATTCTTAGCTTGAGCTGATGCATTAAATGTAAGTCTCCTTATTCTTCTCATAGAATGATTAGTAAGAACGACATTAGCAACGCGAGCAGCGACTTCATTTCTATTAGAACCTGGATTATTATCAAGTATATTATCTATTAAATCGCCAGCAAATTTTCCATAGGCATTAGGCTTATCAAAATATTGCGTGTAAAATAACTGCTGAATTTGCTCGGAGTGAGTAAGACCTGTCGTTTTATTATCAGTAAACTCACCACCAAAAGTATAATCTTGTATAAGATTAGAAATTGATTGATTCCTAAAGCCAGAAGTAGTTTGACTAGCATCCATCTCCTCTCTAGTCGCTATAAGCTCATCAATAGCATCCCTTTCCATACCCCAATCTCTTTTTGCACTATTTAACAAACTCTTTAAAATTTTATTAAGATTAGTTTCTCCTTCTTTCCCAGTGAAATCATTGAATTTATTCTCCATTGGATTCCATAATCCATGCTCAACAGCAAGTGAATAAACCTTGATCTGATCTCCACCATTGTATGCCAACTCATGCATTAATACCCCAATCATCCTTTTTGTCTCAGATTCAGAAGCAATCAAGTCTTCATCCATGCTCTTTAACATTTTTCGAGCCTTAGTAGGTAATATACCAGTCTTAATAAATGATAGTTCAGCAACCATACCAACAAGTCTATCAAGAGTTATATTTACTTGTTCTTCTTTACTCTCATGAAGTATTCCACCCTGTTTTTCCACCCCATCAACACTTTCTAGTGTACGAAGATATGGTTTTATAACATCATTTAATTCTTTAATGAATGCATCACCAAAAGTCCCCGTTTCCTTGTCGCCAGAAAGTTGCCTAACTAAATTAAAAATGTTCTCAACATTACTAATATAAATATCATCTTTACCTGATTCTCTTAATGAAGACCTAACTGATTCAAAACCATCTGTAGATATTTTGGAGAATATTCCGCTTTTCTCCATATCAAACATTATAGATTGAATTGGCTTTATAGTAAGAGAATTATTCTGAAGACCCCAATCTATGAATCTTTGTATAATAGCTACATCGGTTGCATCTAACCTCCGCATACCTATTGCTTTGCCATCAGCATCTCTTTCAAATATTCTTGTATCTTTGAGGGTGTCTCTAAGTATATGATGTCTCACCTGCTTTACGAACATCCTCTTTCCTCTGCTGTTCTGCTCAAAGTTTAAATCACGATTACCATGAAATTCAGTAATACCCTCACCAGTAAAAATCTCCATCAAAGCTCTTACATCTTCTACTGATGCTTTCTGCTCCTTCTTCCCTACTTTTACAATACGAGAATCACGGGAGACATCTAACAATTCTATAAGTGGAAGTAATGTATTGGCAAACTCTTGAGCTGTCTTATTACCAGGAACTAATATCTTATCAGTAATCCTTGTCCCAGTAGCAGTATCATAAAAAACTCTGCGTAATATTTTCCCTTCATCACTTGAAAGGTCTTTAAACCAATTTGGAATCTTAGTGGCAGCTTGTTTAATTGATGTCCTAAGATCAAGGAGTCTCATTCCATCTCTAAGCCACCCATCATCAAATGCTACCTTTCTTTCTATACCTGCAAACCCAAGATTGTCATTTAATTCATCAACACTTCTCTCTATCCTATCTGCAAAAGCTTGTAACCCTGAGTTTTCACGATTTAAATAAATTGGACCACCAGTTCTATCAATTTCATGTGTTTTTCCCGATTCTATTAACTTGATAAGAGCATTATACTGTTGGAAAGCATGCTTCTGACCATCAGTCAACTTAGCCTCACCTACATTTATTTCCTTAAATCTATATGTTACCTGACCATCTTTCCTTTTTACAGTACCAGGGACTGCAATCGGCAGCTCACCAGTTTTCAACTCATCAGCAGCTTCTTTCGCTGCTGTTACCATGTCGACCCTTACTTTGTTAAATCTACTTACATTAGCATTTACCCACACATCATATACATCCATTGTGTCCCATATATTTTGTGTCTCAAGAAGTTCTTTGAACTGCATCTTCTCTTTTGGATGAAGCTCCTCCCACTCTTTAAATATTAGACCCTCATCTATAATGTTCTCTTTACTATTTAAACTGACGAAATCTCTATATAAAGATTCTATATCAGATGATGGCTTTTTACCTTTCTTATTAGATTCCTTAACTGGAGAATCTTTGTCCTTTAAGAACATCGGTCTGTCAGATTTAGGATGTCGATAGTTTGCTATATTAATAAGGTCTTGAACCGCTTCAGGATTTTGATCTGATACTCCCATTCCTATATTTGAAATCCTATTTTGGTCAGTAATCTTTCCAACCATTTTAAACCATAGAGGGTCAATTATATCTACTCCAAGAGTATCATACATATCCTTTAGATTTGTCAATTTCTCGGGAAATTCCATTAAGCTTTGTCTCATTTCGTAACTACCGTCAGCACCTCTATAAGTTAATTCCTTACCATGTTTTAATAGAAATGCACCAGTAGCAAAAGTAATAAGTTTATCTTCAATCGGGATATTCTCATCAAATAAAGCCACATTACCCATAGCAAGTCCACCCAATAACATACGAGGAGTACTCTTAGCAAGGTCTTCTCCCCACAGCCTAATAAAATCTCCTCTCCATTCTTTCTGAAGTTGTTTAGATACGAATCCTAAACCATCTCTCATAATCTCTGCGACTGCAATCTTTTCTTCTTTTGTTCCAGTTGCTAGAATCTTCTCAAGAGAAGAGAGGGAATAATCTTCACCTGGAATCTTAGAATGACGAACATTCCTTGACGCCTGATAATTTAATTCTCTTGAAAGACTACCAGACCCATTCATAGGATTTTCTCTGAGAGATGCAAACATTTTATACTGAGCCCGAATAGCTTCACGACCTTCTGACGTTGCAGTATTGTATGATTTAGCATACACAGGAGCCCTACTCACAAGAGCCGCAGCTCTTTCTCTACCCGGCTTATTAAATAAGCCTAATGTACCTCCTCTAACACCACCTGGAACAAACCTTACTCCACCAAGAACATGACCAAGTACAAAAGCATGAGCTGTTGTGCCTAAGAAATCAGCCTCAGTATCCCCTGCGGCAACTTCAATACCATGCATTACATTCTCAACACCTGCAAATATTACACCTTCTTCAAATAAATGTGAATAAAAGTTAGCAGCCTTTCCATCTCCAAGCTTCCTAGCAAGTAAGCCCTGTATATCTGAAATAGGTCTTCCACCAATCTTAGCCCACTCCTCTCCTACAAGTTTTGTTATATCTCTTGCAGCGTTCTCGCTAAGTTTAAATCCTTTTCGTTTACC